GCAGGTCCAGCAGGGTGGACAGCCGCTGTGCGCCCATGGGCTGCTCGTCGTCCGTGTACGTGGGGATGAGCGTGGACAGGTCCGACTCCTCGGACAGCCGCCGCAGGCGCTCCGAGGGAAGCTCTCCGTTGTATCCGTCGAAGGCGTCCTCGAAGGCGTCGACGTCGACGGAGCCGAAGACGGTGTAGTGGCCGACGCTGCCGCCCTGGAGGTTGGTGTCGGTGGCCGAGTTGAAGTCGGAGAAGAGGCTGAGGACGCTGCCCGGCGTCCCCGCGTACGTCGTGGTGCCGCTCTCCTCGATACCCGTGGTGATGGGGATCAGTGCCAGCTTTGCGGTCGTGGTGCCGCCGGAGGCGCTCATCTGGATGTAGACGCGGTTCCACTGGCCGCCCAGGTTGCTGGAGGTCACGCTGATGAAGGGCGACGTGATGCCGCCGCCGACGAGGTCGGAGATGATCCGGATGTTGGCGGAGCCGTTCAGGTAGACGCGGTGGCTCTCGTACGTGTCGCTGTTGACCTCGATCTCCATGAGCTGCGTCAGACCAGCCGGAGCCGTGGGGGTGTAGTAGACGAACTCGACACGCCACTCTTCGGTACCGCTGTCGGGCACGGGCACACGCAGCTTGCAGACCTGCGTCTCCAGGGCGTTGGTCGACAGGATGGTGGGCAGCGGCCCGGAGCCGGGGAGGGTGTCGTTGCTCGCGTAGTCGAAGTTGATGGTCTTCGCCGCCACGTTGCCCTCGACGGCCGACGCGGCGGACGTGGCTTCCGAGCCGTCCTCAAGCGGCCAGTAGCCCACCGGGTTGGCGGTGGTGATGGCCCGGAACAGGGCACTCTTCAGAGGCGCCTGGCCCTGTCCCAGGCGCCGCATGACGCCGCCTGCCTCGATCTCCACCCACACGTCTTTGCCGCTGGTGTCCCACTTCGACGGCCACGCGCTGATCTCTCCGTAGAAGCGGAACCGCCGCACGCCGTTGCGGACCACGCTCACGCGCACGGGGGTGTTGCGCCCGATCAGGCCGTAGTAGGCCCCGGTCGGGTTGCGCGGGCTGAACCGGCCGTCGCGGTTGTTGATGGTGAACTGGCAGCTGGAGGGGCTGATCTGTGACGCCTCGTCGGACTTGCCACGCGTGATGGTGATGCGGTCGCGGTAGTAGACGTAGGACGTGATGTCGACCCACGTGTCATCCAGGTACAGCTCCACCAGGGGATGCGTGGCGTTCGCGTACGCCCAGCCGCCGGAGGTGGGGCTGGACCACCCTCCGGGCTTCTCAAGCCACGATGCGACGCGTGCCGCTCTCGACATGTTTCACCTCCTGTGTCTCCGGACTCCTACCGATCAAGATCACTCACTCCGACCACCGGATCCACGTGCGCATGTCAACCGCAGTGGTGGGTGTCGTGGCCCTGACACGCAGGAAGGACGAGGTGTCGATGATCGGCCGCTCGTCCGGCATCCACTGGTACGAGTAGGTGTACGGCGACTCAGACGTGGTCGAGCTGAGCGCGACGACATCGAACGCGCGGGTCGCGGTCGTCGAGCCCTCCGCCGACGCCGTGTAGCCGGTGTTGGCCGTACCCAGGGTGAGGAGCGATGCCGGGGAGTCCGGGTCCAGCGGCTGCACACCGGCCGCCACGTGCGCGGTGACGGTGGCCGCGACGTCCGTCTGGATCAGCTCGATCACGCCGTCCGCGCCGGAGGTGTCGTCGATGGTGAAGCCCCAGGCGATGAGTTCGATCTTCCGGGTTGCCGGAGTGGACAGCTGAAGCATGGTCTTGATGGCCGTACCGGTGGTAACGGATGCCTGAGCTGCGGTAGTTGCCATGGCCGAGTTCCAGGCCGTGTAGCGGTGGGCGCCCATGTCTGTATCTCCTTACTGGCCTAGAGTTGCCTGGACATTGCCGCCCTGTCGGCGGACTTCTCCTCGCACGAGGTCGACCACGATGCGGCCCACGCTCGAACCGCCCAGGTGGACGTCGAGGTTGAGGTACTTCGCTCCGCCGCCCCCGCCCCCACCGAGCAGGCGGGCGCTGTCCTCGGTGCTGCGGACCATCGAGCCGTTCGGCAGGTTGACCAGCTCGGGGCCGCGCTCACCGACGAGCGCCATGCCGCTGGCGAGACCGCCTCGGGCCAGGAACGGGACGTTCGGGGTGCTCCAGCTGCCGCCGCCCCAGGTGGTGCCGAGGATCTCGACGGACGGCCACGTCCAGCCCAGGTTGTTCCACCAGCCGATGATCGCGTTGATGGACGCCTTGAAGCCTGTCTTGAAGGCGTCCCACATGCCCGACGCGGCCTTCTTGATCCGGTCGGGGAGATCCTTGATCGACCCGATGAAGTCGTCCCACATGTCCCCGACGGGCTCGGCGACGTAGTCGTCCCACAGGTCGCTGAACCAGTCGCCGATGGCCTCGCCGATGACTTCGAGGTCGTCTCCGACGCTGTCGGCCTTCTCGCCGAGCCACTCGGTGAAGGCGTCCCACCACTCGGGGAGCTTCTCCGTCAGGACCTCGATCAGCTTCTTGACGAACCCGGCCACGATGAGGACCACGACGGCGCCGATACCGGCCGCGATGAGGGCGGGGAGGAGCAGGAAGGCGGTGATGATCGCGACCGAGATCAGGGCGATCTTCAGGGCCTCCATCGGGTTCTCGGTGATGTAGTTGGCGATGTCCTCACCGAGTCCGGCGAGTCCCTCGGCGATCTTCGGGAGGAGTTCGGTGAGCTTCTCCTTGATCTTCTCTCCGAGGTTCCCGAAAGCGTTGACGATCTGATCGCCCAGGCCATCGCTGCCCTTACCGGCCTCCGTCCAGATCTCGGAGAAGTTCTCCGTCACGAACGACTTGAAGTCCGCCAGGGCCGGGATGACCGTGTCGCCCAGGAAGTTCACGAGCTTCTGTTCGAGCTTGCGCTTGAACGCGTCGAGCTTGGCGCCTGCGTTGTCGCGCAGGGCATTGCCCAGCTTGTCCGTGGCGCCCTTGGCCTTGTCCATGCCCGACGCGGCGGCGGCGGTGGCCGGGTCGAGGGCGTACAGGGAGTCGCCCATGACGTTGGCCGGGTCGCCGAACAGGGCCGCTGCGGCGTTGAGCTTGACCTGCTCGTCCTTGGTGCCGCGCAGGGCGTTCAGGGTCATGGTGAGCGCCTCTTCGGCGCTCTTGCCGCCCTGACCCAGCTTGGCGGCCATCTCGTCCGCGCTCAGGCCGATGCTGGCGTATGCCTCGTCGACAGCGGTGCCGCCTGCGAGGGCGCGCTCACCGAACTGGCCGAGCGCGTCGGCCACCTGGTCGGCGTCGCGGGCACCGCCCTTGAGGCCCTGGGAGATCAGCCCGGTGGCCGTCGCCCCGTCGATGCCCATGCGCTTGAACTGGACCGAGTATTCGTTGATGGTGTCGAGGAAGTCCTCGGACTTGTTGGCGCCCGACTGCATGCCCTTGGTGATGATGTCGAACGCCTCGTCGGCGTTCTTCGCCAGGCCCGTGCGCATGAGCTGGCTGACGGCGTTGGTGACGCTGCCGAGATCCTCGTCGAAGGTGGTCGCCAGGTCGGCGACCTTCGTCGACATGCCCTTCAGCTGCGCGTCGGTCGCGTCCGTCGGCAGCAGACCGGCCTGCATGATCTTCTGGATCGTGTCGGCCGCGCCCTGGACGTCGGTGGTGATGCCGTCGGCGTACAGCTGGCCCGCGACCTTGCCGTACTTCTCGGCCTCGGCCGGGGTCGCCCCGAGCTGGGCACCCAGCTTGCCGACGATCTTGCCCTGGTCGAGGGCCTTGGTGACCCCGGCGACCAGCAGGGCGCCAGCCGCCGCACCGGCTCCCGCGAGGATGCCGCCGATGTTCTGGCCGAAGGAGGAGACGCTCTGCTCGGCGGATCCGAGACCCTGTGCCGTGTTGTCCTGCGCCGTGACGTTGATCTGGACGTTATTGGTCATCGAACCCTCCTCCCTCCTTGTCGTCCCGCTTGGGGTTGCCTCGGGTGTAGATGTTCAGGAGCCGCAGCAGCTCGGCGTCCTCCTGGTAGAGCTGGCTGGGCAGGCAGCCGAAGCGCTCGCACAGCCCGATCACGAACTCGGCGTGGGCTAGCTCGCCAGGCTTGGTGACAGGGAGACCGTGCTGATCAACTCCTCCGGGGATTGCGGCCCAGAGGTCGAGGGCTTGTCCAAAGGGGCCGGGACCTCGCTCGTCGCCCGGATCCACTCGCCCATGATGTCGACGAGCATGTCCATGTCCTGCTCCTGGACGCCCTCGTAGGTCGCGGGGACGTGGGTGCCGTCGGGGCGGCAGACGTTCCACTCGACGAGGTTGCGCGCGAAGATCCTGAAGATCTTCTCGACGGTCTCGACGTTCTTCGACGTCTGAGCGGCCTGGACGGTCAGGATCTCGCCCAGGGCCAGGGCGTTCATGACGACGACGAGGCCCTTGTAGTCAGTGCTGTCGTCGAAGTTGAGCGTGTACTTCTTGCGATCCGGGATGAAGTCCGGCATGGGTTCCCTCCAGGGAATCTGTCAGGTACCTGTCAGGACCAGGTAGGCGTCGCACCGTCGGCGAGCACTCCGGGCGCCGACCACGTGAACTCGCCGGACGCGGCGCGGGCCAGGGCGTAGTCGGTGAAGACACACTCGTTGGACAGCGTCTGCGAGGCGATGCCCAGCGCCACGGTGCGGGTCGCGTCCGAGGAGGAGACGGTCTTGAACACCCCGTGCGACGTCGAGGCGTTGAAGACGCCCTTGAGGTTGATCGAGAAGTCGCTCAGCAGAAGCAGACGCTCGATCGCGGACTTGTCGACGCCCGTGATGTCCTGAACGCCCCGAGGTGTGGCGAAATCGAACTCGGTCACGTCATTGCGGATGTCGGTGTTGCTGGAACCGCCGGAGTTGTCCACGGTGAGCGTGGTCCAGCCCTTGCCGGAGATCTTTGCCATGGGTCAGCCCTCCTTCAGGGCGTCGGAGATCTTGTCGGTGTGCTCGTGGAGGTCTTCGAGCCAGTCCTCCGCGCGCGTGTGGATCCGGCTCGCGCCGGTGGGGTTGCCCCGCAGGTCGCCGCCCCGGACGAGGTACATCTCCGGGCGCTCGACGCGAGTGCGGTGGCGGGAGTTCTGGAAGCACTTCTGACCGGCTTCGTAGACCAGCCAGGTCAGCCCCTCGGCCTCCTGCTCGATGCGGTACTTCCGGCCACTGCTCAGAGCCGTGTGGCGGAGGTTCTCGGGGATGCCCTCCAGGTGGACCTTCCAGCCGAACCGGTAGTCCGGGCAGTCCACTTCCTCGCAGGTGGCCGGGCGGAAGTGCGTCGAGAGCGGGGCCTTGATCGAGTACGTCTGGTAGGCCGCTGCCGGACCGATGGGCTGACGCATCATCAGAACACCACCCCTGCCGTCTCGTTCTTGTTCATGGCCACCACGAAGGAGACGGAGGTGACTCCGCCCGAGGTCACCGTCACGGCACGGACGTACCGGCGAATGGTCGCGGTGTTGGACAGGGCGATCCGCTCGAACGTCGGGGCCGATGTGATCTGGGTGAAGCTGCCGCCGGTGACGTCGGCCCAGTTCGAGTTGTCGGCGGAGTCCTGGATCTTCACGGTCACGTCCGTGCCGTCGAAGTCAGTGCACTGGAGGTAGAACTGGCCGCCGAAGCTGGCCGAGGCCCCCGTGTCCAGGCTGGAGCCGTTGGTCGCGGCGGTGTCCGTACGCAGGCCCGCCGTGAGCTGCTGGCACCACTCCAGGCCGTAGGCGTTGCCCTGGGCCTGCACCTTGAAGGTGAACCCGGCGTCTGCCGCGCGGGATCCGTCGTAGTTGAGCTGCTTGGCCACCAGGCACGCGGCGGGGTTTCCGATCACGCTCTTGTGGCAGTACATGACGTGCGTGTCCGTCTCCGGAAGCACGGAGAGCACCGGGTGGGCCTGACCGGCGGACGTGTTGAAGAACGTCGTCACATCGATCATGCCGTCACGCAGGCCGAGGATCCGCTCGTACGCCGACTTGTTGATCCCCGTGACGTCGAGCGTCGCCACCGGTGACGAGATGTTGTCGACTGACTGGATGTCTCCCGACAGCTGGTAACCGCCGATGAAGAGTTCCGATGCCAGGCCGTTGGACTTCGCCATGATTCACACTCCTTTCAGGCGGTCTGTGTGTAGACGTCGGAGATGATGATCGGCAGGGTCATGACAACCACACGGAACAGAGAGCTGTCCTGGCTGAGATAGCCGCCCTCCGCCCCCAGCGGGTCACCGTGAGCCCCCAGCAGGTCGACGTCCATGACCGTGCCGCCGAGCTGGAAGTCGCCCGTGTACGCCTCCATGAGCTTGCTGGTGGCGTCGAGCAGCCTCTTGTCGATCTCGTCCTCGGGCTGAGACTTGAAGTTCTCGTAGATCCGGATGGACAGCTCCAGCCGCAGCGACGTCGCCGCGAGTCCCGAGACCTCGGCGATGGGGTTCAGTGACGCCAGCCAGATCGAGCACGTCAGACCGTCGCCCGG